TTGAGAACTATACGTTACAACACTTTCGTAAACGTATCGAAATTTACGGACAAGAAGAGTTCCAGTTCCGCATCTACACAATCGAGATCTGATAGTATATTGCTGAAGCCATAAGGCTATTATACATAGGTTCTCAGAACTGTCAACAATTATTTTAGTGTAAATACTGGTTGACATTTTTTCAAGATTGTGATACAGTATACTAAATATGCATATAAGGAGTATTTAAATGATTGACAAACCAACACGAGCACCCCGCAATTACGTTAACAACAAGGATCTTCTTGATGCGCTCGTACAATACAAAAAAGACTGTATCGAAGCTGATGATGCAGGAGATGAACGACCACGTGTACCTGATTATATTGGTCGTTGTATTTTTCAGATTGGTACTCGACTAGCGACAAAGCCAAACTTTTCTGGCTATTCGTATAAAGAAGACATGATTTCAGACGGTATTGAAAACTGTCTATTGTACATTCATAATTTTAACGCAGAAAAATCTCAGAACCCGTTTGCTTATTTTACACAGATTATTTGGTATGCTTTCTTACGCAGGATTGCTAAAGAAAAGAAACAAATGTACATCAGATTTAAATCTTCGCAACATTTACTTGCTACTGGTGGTACATACACAGGTGAAGATTTAACTGTTCACTTGACTACATCAGCAGAATATATGAACGACTTTATTAAAGATTTTGAAGAAAAAATCGAAAAAGATAAAGCAAAGAAAAAAGAATCAATTGATATTGACGATGAAGATATTACTATTGACGAAGTTATTGATGAAGTTATTATTGCTGATATTATTATTGATGAAGACGACGGAGGAAAAGTTTGAAAATAGCTATTGTTACTGATATGCATATCGGTGTTCGTGGTGATGCTAAATTATTTTTAGATCATCAGGAACGATTCTTTTCAGAGATATTTTTCCCGCACATTGATAAACATGATATTAAAATCATTTTTGATTTGGGTGATACATTTGACCGCCGTAAATTTATTAACTATATTTCTCTTGAACGCGGTAAAAAATTCTTCTTTGATCAGATTGCAAAAAGAGGTATCGAGTATCATGCTCTAGTAGGTAATCACACAACGTATTATACTAATACTAACGAAGTAAACTCTATGAATTTGCTTTTACGTGAGTATGACAAGTTTCATATTTACGAAAACAAGTGTGAAGAGTTGCAACTCGGTTCAACTAAGTTTTTGATGGTGCCGTGGATTAATAATAGCAATTATAAAGATATACTAGAAACTATTCGTGCATCAGATGCCGACATGTGCATGGGTCACTTTTCTATTCAAGGCTTTGAAATGGATAAAGGTCACTTATGCGACTCTGGTTTAACGAGTGATTTGTTTACAAACTTCCAAGCGGTTTATTCTGGACACTTTCACCATCCTTCCACTTATAATAATATTTCATATCTTGGTTCTCCTTATGAACTAACATGGTCTGATTATCAAGGTAAACGTGGTTTCCGAGTACTTGATACTGAAACAAGAGAATTAGAATGGATTTTAAATCCCAATACTATTTTCCACAAAATCGAATACGATGATGCTGATATGACTATTGACGATATTGCTAGCTTAGATGTAAGCAATCTTAAAGATACATTTATTAAAGTTATTGTAAAGAACAGAGTAAACCCGTATATCTATGATTTGTTCCTAAATAAATTAACAGATGCTGGTGCTGCTGATGTTAAGACTGTCGAAGATTCACTTAACTTGGAATCTGAAGGCTTGAATGAAATTATGGATGAAACAAAAGATACTAAAGACATCTTACATACATATATTGATGGCTTAGAAACCAAAGTTGATAAAGCACAGATAAAAAAATTGATTGATGAACTATACGTTGAGGCTTCGAATATTTAATGAAAATTCAATTTAAGAAAATACGATACAAGAATTTGTTATCGTCTGGTAATTCATTTACTGAAATCTTTTTAGATAAAAGCAAAACCACTCTTATTAGCGGTTCAAATGGCAGTGGAAAATCTACGCTACTTGACGCTATTACGTTTGCGTTGTATGGTAAAGCTTTTCGCAAAATTAATAAGCCACAACTTATTAATACCATCAACGAAAAAGATTTGGTTGTAGAAATAGAATTTAATATTGGAACACAGCAATATCTTATTCGTCGTGGTTTAAAACCAAACATTTTTGAAATTTTGTTGAATGGTAATTTGGTAAATCAAGATGCAGCAGCACGAGATTATCAAGTATATCTTGAACAAAACATTCTTAAATTAAACTATAAATCTTTTACTCAGATCGTTATTCTAGGTAGTGCTACGTATGTTCCTTTTATGGAATTACCTGCACAAGGCCGTCGTGAAATTATTGAAGATCTTCTTGACATTCAAGTATTCAGCACTATGAATACTTTGCTAAAAGAAAAAGTTGTTGCTAATAAAGAAAGCATTACTGAAAATAGTTATCAAAAAGATTTGATTGAAACTCGCATTGATTCTGCAAAAGACCATAACGAATCTATTCGCAAAATTAGAGAAAAAGAAGTAGATAAGATTAAAGAAAAGATGAAAGAGCATCTTGATACTATCGAAAAAGAAAAATCTGCTATTGACATTATTGATGCTGAAATAGCTTTGCTTGATACTAGATGTGTAGATAAAGCATCTATTAAATCTAAAAACGAAAAAGCAAAAACATTAAGACAAGAATTACAATCTAATCTTCGTAGCATTAATAAAGAGTTATCTTTCTATCACGATAACGATAATTGTCCAACTTGTAAACAAGGTATTGCTCATACTTTTAAAGATAATGTTATTACTGAAAAAAGTAAAAGAGTAAGTGAAATTGAAACTGCAATTGATGAATTGTCAGCTAAAATTGACGTACACGAAGCTAACCTCAATCGTATTTCTGCTATAGAAGAAGAAATTAAACAGAAAGCTCTTAAATGTTCTGATCATCGTGCTAATATTAAAATGTCTAAGAACGCTCTCATTTCATTTAAAGATGAATTGAATGCAGCTGAAGAAGATGTCGAAGCAGTTGACACGACAAAGCTTGAAGAATATAATACTACATTAAAAGATATTGAACGTAGACAAACACATCTATTTAATGAAAAAGAAGTTATTGCAGTTACAGGTGCAATGCTTAAAGACGGCGGTATTAAAGCCAAAATCATTAAGCAATATGTTCCAATAATGAACAAACTTATCAACAAATATTTAGGTGCGTTTGATTTGTTTGTTGAATTTAATCTTGATGAAAACTTTAATGAAGTAATTAAATCTCGTTTTCGCGATACATTCTCATATGCTTCGTTTTCAGAAGGCGAAAAGCTTCGTATTACTTTAGCTATTATGTTATCATGGCGAGCAGTTGCTAAGTTGCGTAATTCAGTATCTACTAATTTGCTTATTCTTGATGAAACACTTGATGGTGCATTAGATGGAGTTGGTATTGAAATGTTAATTGAAACATTACATAACTTAAATTCTGACGATAATATTTTTGTTATCTCACACCGTGGACATCAGTTTGGCGATAAATTCATGTCTCATATTAAATTCGATAAAGTTAAAAACTTTAGTCAAATTGCAGCTTTAGCAACATAAAATATGCAGCATACCGTAGAAGATCTTATTCGTAAAGTAAATGTTATGGTTGATAAAGCAATTCAAATTCGTACTGAACGGCTTAGATATGATACAAGAGGAGGTGATCCATATGATGAAGATTTATGCAAGCACCTTCTCAGTCAAGTTCAACAGTTAGCTGCAGAAATAGCTAATGATCGTGAAGGCGATGAAATTAAAACAGAAGAATTAAAAAGTAAAATGTAGTTGACACTTCTTGTTTTGCATGTTACAATGGTTAATATTATGATACACAAGGTTTATTATGTCTAGTTTTTACACGTCTGTTGAGCGGTTTGGCAACAGCATCCTTTGGCGCGGTTACGAAAACGGTAAACGTTTTGAGCGCAAAGTTAAGTATTGTCCTACCTTGTTTGTTGGAAGCAAAGACACTGCATCTAAATATCGTTCTTTGATTAACAATCGTCCTATGAATCCTATTCAAATGGATTCGATGAAAGACGCAAAAGATTGGATTGAACAATACAAAGATGTGCACGGCTTTGAAATTGCTGGTAGTACTAACTACGTAGCTCAATTTATTCAAGAGCAATATCCCGATGCTATAGATTACGATGTTACTAAAGTTAACATTGTGTCTTTCGATATCGAGGTTGATATTAGCAACGGCTATCCTAATATGGATACTGCTGATAAAGAAATTACTTCTATTGCTTATAAGTCTTCAAAGACCAGCGTCTATCATTTGCTCGGTCGTAAAGACTACGATAAAACTAAAACGCTGTTGAACATCGATCCTTCTGATATTGACTTTACAAAATTTGATTCAGAAGAAGAGTTGCTTCGCAAATTCAAACAACTTTGGATGAGCGACTATCCAGATATCGTTACAGGCTGGAACGTAGAGTACTTCGATATTCAATACATCATTACTCGTATGCGTAGTTTGTTTGGTGAAGAGTGGATTAAAGATCTTTCGCCGTGGCGCAATCTTCGTCAGCATGGTCGTGAATTCTTTGGTAAGATGCAAAACACTTATGAAATTAGTGGTGTTGCAGTTGTTGACTACATGGATGCGTTCAAGAAGTTTGGCTACAAATACGGCCCACAAGAATCTTATAAGCTTGATCACATTGCTAATGTTGTGCTTGGTGAAAAGAAACTTGATTACTCTGAGTACGGTACACTTACAGAATTGTACGAACAAAATCCGCAATTGTATTTGGACTACAACCTTAAAGATACTTGGCTTATTCAGCGTTTTGAAGATGAAACCGGTTTGCTTTCTCTTGTTATGACTGTTGCTTATGGTGGTGGTGTTAATTTCAATGATGCATTTGGTACTGTTGGTATCTGGGAAACAACCCTGTATCGTAGACTCATTAAAGCTGGTCGTGTTCCTCCTATCAAAGGTGGTCCTGGTCAGCGAGCTGGTGACCTTGTCGGCGGCTATGTTAAAGATCCAAAAGTTGGTATGCATCCTTGGGTTGTATCATTCGATTTGAACTCACTGTATCCACACTTGATGCTGCAATACAACATGTCTCCAGAAACTTATTTGGAAAACGAACGTCAATACGTAACACAAGAAATGGTGCTTGCTGACAAATTCCAAAACACAGATAAGTCAATGTCTGTTTGTGCAAATGGTGCATGTTTCACAAATGAATTTAAAGGTGTTATTCCTGAGATCATTGATGAATACTATGGCAATCGTTCTGTGATTAAAAAGAAGATGTTGAAGGTTGAACAAGAACTTGAGAACACAAAAGATCCTCGCGAAAAAGAAAATCTAAAGCGCGAAGCTAACAACTTGCATAATCAGCAAATGGCTATTAAGATTGCGATGAACTCGTTGTATGGTGCAACAGCTAACATTTACTTCTTGTATTACATTAACGACATGGCTGAAGCAATCACAACATCAGGTCAACTTTCTATTCGTTATGCTGAAAAATCTGTTAATACGTACTTGAATAAGTTGCTTAAAACAGAAAATAAAGATTACATCATGTACATCGACACCGATTCTATCTATGTTGATATGTCTGGTGTTATTAAAGCTTCGTTTGGTACAGTTGATGTTGAGCGTTCTAAAGGTGAAGAGTTTCTCGATAAAGTTTGCAAAATGAAAATCGAAGGTATCATCGAAGCTGGCTATGTTGAGCTTGCTGAAAAGATGGGTGCATATCGGCAAGCAATGTCGATGAAGCGTGAAAAGATTACTGATAAAACAGTATTCATTGCTAAAAAGCGTTACATTATGAATACTCTTAACTCAGAAGG